TTAAGCCCTGCAGGTAATGGCTTTGAATAATTCCACTCACGAATATACGGGCCTTTACCATCGCTATCATCTTGAAGCATGATTGTGCCGTTAATAAAATCGTTAAATGTTAGTTCTGGATAAACTGCGATAATTTGCTCGTACATATTAACTCCTAATCCATACTGCTGCGAAACGATTGTTTGCTGAACCTGTTGCGGTAGTTGGTGTTCCGCTGCTGTAAACGAAAAATTCTAAATAGTCAGTAGTTCCGTTCATATTAATTAAAGCTGTGCCACCAGTACCGTTATCAGCACCGCTTAATGAACCATCAAAAACACAAATATTATTTGAGCCATTTTTGTAAATCAAATAAATAAGACGACCTGGAGTGCCATTAAATATTTGAGTAACGCTTACCTGATATAATCCAGCTTTATTTGGTGTAAATCGATAGTTAGTAGTGTTATAACAGCTATCGCTATCGTTTATTTCTGTGTTTGCTGATATTTTGGTAGCAGTAGCAGCAACAAAAGTCTGCGATGCGCTTGCGTAAGCAATAAAACTAGGGCCAGATGATGAACCGCCTACTGCAACCCATGCAGCACCGTCATAATACTCAACCGAGTTAGTGTCTTTTAAGAAAGACATGTTGCCTTCTTGTGGGCTAGTAACAGCCGAAGTACGAGCAGCCGCGCTAGCGAAAACCCAAACGCCTTGCATTAAATAGCCGTTCGTATCTGCGGCAGTTAGCACATCCCCAGTAACAAACGTTTTTAGGCCTAATCCAGCTGCCATTTTCTTATCTCCTTAGTAACTTAGTACAGACGTATCAAGTACGCCATATTCGGTTGAGTTTAATATAAACCCATCTATTACGGGTTCAAGTGTAGTAAAGGTAGTACGCCATTTATTCGGGGTAACGCTGTGTGCCACGCCGAATACTTGTAACGTTTTAGTTAAGGTAGATGCACCTGGTTGGTTAGTAGTGATAGTTACCGGGTCAAAGAAATCTAAATCAAGCGCAGCTAGTATGCCATTGGCATAGTTATCTGTGTATAGGTCTAGTTCGATCGCATCGCATCTAACGCTAGTTTCAGCACGGCTGGCAACGTAGGCACGGGCATAGTCCAGGGCTACGGCATCGGTCTGCATAAGTAAGTTTTGCTGGTTATAAGTATGTGCAAAATACTTTTCGACACTAGCTGCGTTAGTGGATGATTGAACTGAGCCGCCCGTCCTAGTGATATTGGCTTGGTTAAAAACCAAAGTATCATCCAGACGCCATACAGCGTTCGCGTACCCAATGTCACTGCCGTTATCGTTAAAGACTGTAGGCGTACCTGCGATGCTTGCCGTAGTTACTGTGCGATCTTGAAATACGAACGAACCCGATGCATCAACGTAAAACGCGCCGTACTCACTATTTGTAACAGTTTGTAATGCGGCTAGAGATGTACGAGCTGTGCCGGGGTCTGCCTGCATAGTGGTTAATCCTGCATCAATATCACGCATAGACGCTGGCCATGAGATTGTGTTAAGGATCTGGTTAATTCTTGTACCGCTTAGATCGCCAGCAGTTGCACCCGTAACTGTAGCGATCTGCGCATTTTGCGCTAATCGCTGTGCATCTACGGCTTGAATAGTTGTATAAACAACATCGTTAGCATTAAGTGGTGTGCTAGTTGTATAGCTTGTAATAAACCCTGAGAACATCGGATAGGTAATGCCAGCGGATGTAGCCGATATAGATACCTTACGCATAGGCGTTAAGAATCCAAAATACGGGCTGCTAGGGTTTTGCGGGTTAAAGTCGCCGTTTTGATCCACGATACGCAGGCTTAGCGTACCTGTCTGAAATTCATCTACCTGTGCGTTACGGCCGCGCTTAGTAGTAACGCTATCTACTACATCGCTTACATCCACGATAAGAGCTGCTGAGTCTGCCAGTACGTTAGTACCTAGTATGCCTTCACCAATAATGAAAGCCTGTGCAAAGGATGCTCCCGTTGAAAAGTTAATAACCGCGTTAATTACCGGGACTGTCATAGGATCGCCCCTGCAGGTGTACGGCCATAGCCAAATCGCTGGCTTGCTAGAACTGCATCATTTACTACATCAATAAACTCATCTTGCATAATTACTGAGCCATTGTTATTTACAATAATTGTAGGGGCTTGTGTGCCGTAACCCGGACCGCCTACAGCCGAATATGGGCTAGGGTCAAACATTGAGGATGAACCTGTAGCAACGGATGCATTTGTAATTACATCAATTATACCTGTAGCCGCATTGGCAGAATCAGCTATGGCAGCAACAATAGGCGCAGCGGCTAAGACAGATGCAACAGCAGCCTCAGCTGCGGCAACAGCCATATCTGCAGCAGCAGTAGCCGCATCTGCAATTTCGCTAGGTGTCATATTATCCGTGAATATGCTGGTATTTCCACCAGGTAAACCATCACCCGTAGGCAACGTGAGTTTACCTCGACCAGTAAGCGAACCACTTGCATCAAGCAACGCTGGCATCTTTCCAAGGATTAAAGCGGCCGCATCTAAACTTATTACCCAGGCTGCAAAAGGGTCTGTGGCGTTCCCAATAGCCAAAATGTCTGCAGCGATCTTGGCATTTTTTGCTTGAATTTCATCAAGTTTTTTAGATAATGCCTCGGCTTTATCTGCGTTGCCTTCCTCAATAGCCTGCATAAGTAACAGGCGTACTTTTTCTTCTTCGCTTATCTTTCCCTTTAGCGCAGCGGCTATCTGAATCTTTTGAATATCGAATACCGCAGCAGCTTTATCTAGTTTTGCTTTATTGGCAGCTGCATTTTTATCGGCTTTAATTTTACTAGCTGCTAATTTCTTTTGACTGGCTTCAAACTTTTGCGTATCCATATTTGAGCCGCCAGTCATGGCTACGTTACCCATGCCTTGGAAACCCTTTATGCCTTTGACTAATTCTGCTAAACGCTGTGGGCTAAATCTGCCTAGCAGATCAGTAACGCCGCTAAATAAATAACCAAAAATGCCAGCACCCGGTATAGATTTGACTTGCTCTTTTAAGTACACGATTGAATCAACAAAGTTAGCCAGTGATGTAGCTGCGCCTTCAATATCGCCAGCAAGGGTAGCCATGCTGTTATCCTCGCCCAAGGATTGCAGCGCACCTATAAGGCTTGTACCAATAATCTCTTTAGCATTATTTGAGGCAATAGCCAGTTTGTCCATCGAGCCAGAGAACGAATCTGCAGATGTCTTAGCTGCCCCTGCAAAGGTAACGGCTAACTGATCTGTAATCTCTTTAAATGACTTAGTTTTAAGATCGGCTTTAGATATGCCTATGCCTAACTTGCTAAGTGTGGCGTTATTGCCCAGGTAAGCCTTTGATAGCGCAGCTGTAACTGACTCTAAGTCTTTACCACTATTCGCGCTTATATCCATAGCGATACCCATTAAGCGTTCAGTTTCAGCTGTATCGCGTGTGGCTATCGCTAACTTTGTATAGGCGGGGCGCAGCTTGTCATCAACTATGCCAAACTCTTTTTCGATGCGCTGTATGTAACCTTCAGCGGTTGCTGCATCTCGACCTAAGCCTACGTTTTTAAGTGCTAGGGCTAATTGCTGTTGAGCCTTCTGATCGGCCGCAGCAGCCTTTACCGATGCCTTGGCATAGGCCAATATTTTAGTTGTGCTAAATGCAACTCCAAAAGTCTTGGCTAAATTCTTTACGTTTTTAGATAACTGTGCCGTAGAGGTGTCTGCTTGCTTAAATGCTTTTTTGCCTGTGAACTCGGCAGCTATATCAATTCTTACTGATGGATCAACGGCCATTAGTTATACCCCACAGCTCGATTAAACTTATCCCTAGATACTTCAATAGCTTTGAGAATAGCTGCGTTAGTTTTTCCACCATCCTCAGCCCATGCGCGAAATATTGCGCGGCCTTTCATTTTGCGTGATCTACGGCCTCTACCTGTTTGATTATTGGCATCTACGATCATGCCGTATTGGTTTATAGCCTGTACGAATATTGAACCAGCATTAGGGTTACGGCTACGGCCTTGGCCTTTATTAGCACCTACTTTATTTTTACCAAAATCTTTGTGACCCGGTAACTGCACAATAAATGCAGCACCCTGCTCACGGCCATTAGGATTTACACGGCCAGCGGTTTCATAAATTGCACCCGATGCCGATGCATTTTGAATACGCGCTAATGCTCTGAATCCTTGGCGGTTAGGCTTGCTAGGTGTGGTCTTATAACCTACGCCACTTCTAGCAGCTGAACCTTCCCATAATGGGAATTTTCCATCTATAGATTCTTTACCCCATCCACTAAGCGGTGCTTGGCGTGGAATAAAACCTTTAGCTTTAGATGCTATCGGTCTAAGCAAATTAGCCATTTCTGCTTGCGTTTCTTTTGCTAGATCAGGCGTAAATTTTTTTAAGGCTTTACGAAGTGCGATTCCGCCTATTACCTGTGCTGGCATCTCGCATCTCCTTATTCCGGTCTTTCATCGCCTGCAATAAAGTTTTAAACATCCTGCTGTCTAGTGCTAGTAAATCATTGGGCGCGATACCCGTTTCCAAACTGATCCGTGCAATCAAGTAAGTAAACGAATCACGCCCTACGCTTCCGGGTCATCATCTAAAACTTCTACCTTTTTAAGAGTCTTAAGAAATTCTGCACCGAACATTGGCACGACTTCGCCTGCAGCTCTTAAGCACTCCCACGCTAACCAGTAAACATCTGACTGCTTCTCGTCATCTCTAAAGGCTTTGTGAAAACCTTTTTTAGCATATAACTCGAACGCGTATTCGATCGATGGTGTTATCTGGTGTTCAGATAATGAACCATCAGCCTTTGTGATCTTTAACTTAGCCATCTGTTAGCCCCTATTCTGTTTATCAGGTAGTTGTTATTACGATTGGTGAATTACAAGTAAATGTAATGCTTTGTGTTGCAATATCAGCGACAGCACCATTTATATCCGTGGTGTTGTTCACCAAAATCGTAGTGCTAAATAAAGGGTTGGTAGCTGATGTAGCTGCGCTTGTCTGCTTCAGCGTAATAGGTACTGTTGTACCCCATGCAGCCTGAAGGGTTGCGTTTACGTTTGCTGCAGCTGTGTCGCTTAGGAAATCTAAAGTGATTGTGCTGGCCTCTAGACCCTTAACGAACTTATGAGCTGTGTCGCCCATAGCAGTTACTTCAAGTTCATCAAACACGCGGTTAATTGTTGCCGATGTAACGTGGTCAGTAAGTGCTACTGAGTTAAGCGTTACTACGACTGTATTGCTTAAATATACGGCCATGGATTATTCCTCTGTTTTCTCGGTTGCAGGTGCTTTGGTTTTTGTTTCTTTTGGTGCTTCTGTGATCTGCCCGATCTTAATTAAGAAGGCAATATCCTCATCTGTGTATGACATGGTTTAACTCCAGCTCGTTAGTATGGATATATTAAATTCGGCAGTTAATAGATCGCCGCTATCAGCATTTAATACGCCAGGCGCGCTAACGCTAGTTATATTAAATACAAGGTTAGATGCAGCTAGTTTTGTATAAGCCGCAACGATGAAATCCTCAATGCCCTGCAAGTTGCCTTGGTTATCAAACATTGGCACAGTTAGCAGAATCTTAAAATTAGCCATAGGCGAAATAGTTATATAGCTGTTATTGCTAGGTGTTAAATATGGATCGGCTGGGATCACTACGCAGCTATTAGCCAGGATAGTTGCAGGTGGATATGCGAATACCGACCAGACTCCGTTATTGGTTAAAGCCGTTGCGATGGTGCTACGCAGCGTGGTAATTGCAGCGGTAGGCATTTACCCCACCATGCTATTCGGTGAGATGTACGGGGCTAGTAAGCCTCTTATTTTGCCTATCATGCTGTTACCCATGCGGTAAGGGCTAGGGCTAAAGCCATCGAGTCCTACGCCACCAGTCTGGGATACCTGGCGAGCCTGCCAAATATCAACGGCCAAGATCATCGCAGCTTGGCGAACGCTTGCTGTATTAACGTAGGTAGCAGTCTTTGTATCTGCACCTACTGCTGCGCCTGATGGCACTACGCGCCTAAAGTTTTCATCTGCTGCAACCTTGGCATATTGAATAAAGCTATAGCCGCGTGGTTGCTGGTAATAATTAAGTTGCATATTAAATGCTGGCAATAAATTTGTAGTGCCTGTGCTAAATGGCAACGTGGCAGTAATTGTGTAAGTGCCGTTAAATGTCGAACCAGCCCCGGATATGGTCACGCTTTCGCCTGTAGTAAATAGACCGGGGTTGGCCAACATTACTGTCGCAACGTTGCTTACCAATGCAGTCCCCACGACTGGCGCAGAATCAAACCAAAGGAAACTGTTGATCTGATCTTGCGCGGCTTGGCAGCACTCCTCGACTGTGCTATCTGAGTAAAGAGTACCGATACCTAAATTGGAACGTAGCTCGGCTACTGTCACATAACTAGCTGGCATCGGTACTCCTTACTTAGTAGGGGTCGATGGGCGAAAGGGCTAATCGCCCACCGACTATTAGGGTTATTTCTTAGGTAAAGTTGTAGCGGATAATTCCCTTAGGCATCTTGGCGATTGTTGCCATGTAGCCATAGATCGCTACCTGTACCTGTAGGTTGCTTACAACGTTTACAGACATATATGCCTGTGGTGACTGGTAAACAGTAAATGCCTCAGGCGCAAGAATAATCGCTGAGTCATCAACAGTTGTTGTTGCTGTGAAGTTCTTATCAACATATAGATCAAGGCCAAGCACGTTGCCGCGAATTGAGCCAGGCTGTGTTAGCCCGCCCGCGTTCATTGGCTGTGATGCTGAGTAAATTGGGCGACCTGTTGTATCTGATGCACCCATAAGTAGCTGCCATTGAGATCCATTGGCGATGTAGTTCTGTGCGTAGTAACCAGTTGCCTCATATACCAGGCGAGCAGCTTCTGATGCGTAACCGATGATGCCTGCAGATGTAGCAGCTTGTGCAGTTGTTGCAACAGTACCAGCTGTAATTAGTGCAGCATTAACTGTTGTATCAAGTGTCTTTAAGTAAGCGTTCTGTAATTGCTGTGTTAGTTCAGCATAGAAATTAGGGTCTGAACGTTCTAGCAATTCGATGCTAATTGTGTTCATACCTGAATATTTATTAACTGTACCTGATAGGTATTCAGTAACCATACCTGTGTTTTGTACTGCGCCTGCTTCTGCCTCGACTGTTACAACTGGTGCAACGCCTGACTGACCGCCTGCTGATGTAACAAGTGATGGCACGTTAATTGTCATGCCGCTTGCTGGCAATACGCCGCGAGAACATGCATCGATTGATGGTGTACCAAAACGTGTATTTGTTGGGAACTCTGATAGGTACTGTGTTGGGCTAAATGCAGGGTTAGTGCTGAAAGAATCATCTGCAGCTGTTACATAAAGCATTGAATCTTGATTGCCTAGGGCAGCCTTGATCTTATGCTCTGTGTACTTTGCCATTGATGTAATTGGTGTGCGTACTGTCTGGCTGTCTAATACGGATGGGCGAATAATCTGGCGAGCTGCTTGAACTGGTGCAGCCTCGACTGGTTTTTCTGCCGGTACATCCGGTGTATCAATAGGGGCTGTAGTCACAGCTGCCTCGCTTTCGGTTTCGGTTTCGGTTTCAATCATCTCTGTATGGATGATTGTCTTTTTCATACTTGTTGCTGCTTCTAGTGCAGCTTTAGCGGCTGCAATATCAGTTACGGCTGCTGAATCGAAGGCAGCCGACTCCACAAGGCTTACTTCTTTCAGGACTGCAGCGGTAACCAACAGGTAACCCTTCATCTGCTTAGACGCGGATACATCCACGCCTACGGATAAGCCAGATACAAGGTTTTCCTGAGCTAGTACAAGTGCATCCTGTCCCCGGCTGCTACTTGAAATCTTGAAAGATGCATAAATGCCATCGCTACTATCTTGCACACTATTGGCCATCATGCGCCCAACAGGTTGGGTACTTTGATGCTGCATAAGCAATTTTATTTTTGCTTGATCCTCGATTGCGATTGATCCGCGTTCAAATACAACAGGGCCAGCCGATGTATAACCGACCTCGTTATATGGCGCAATTTTTCCTGAAATTACACGGCGTTCACCATCTGCCGCTTGAATCGCGTTATTAAACGTTAAGTGCAACATTTGCAGTATCTCCTGATCCATTTGGTGTTAGCTGTTCCATCTGTTGAGCTTGTGCGACATCGATTAAACCTAGGTTTAACATTTTCTCTATTGCATCTAGTCGCGCCATAGTGTCTGCGCGTAAGAAAGTTTCATCAACAGCAAAACGCACACGATTACCATGCGCGGTTATGTCATCCATGCTTAAACGATTTTCGATCGCGCTAATAAATGGCTGTAATGAATAAGCCACGAATTCTTTACGGCCATCTAAAATATTTTGATAAGTCATGCTGTTATTCATATCTGCAGAAATGTAATATGCCGGTACGTTCATTAAACGCGCAATTTCAGTAGCAAGGTATTGGCTACTTTCGTTGTATGTCATATCTTTAGGACTAAAGCCTAAATTTTGCGCCTCTAAAGTGCTAGTCAAATATGCGGTACTGCGATTAGTACGCGCTGATTTCCACGCAGCTAGTAAGCCTTGGATCTGTGCCTCTGGTAGATCAGCACCGGTATTTTTTAAAATTGTGGTTGCCATTGGCGTAGCTGCTGCAACTGCTGCAGCCTTTTGAATATCTAACGCAGCTTGAATAGTGCGGCCACCAGTTTGTAATACACCAGGCAGTAATGATTGAAATGTAACTAGCGAACCAATACCACCCATAGGTACGCGAACACCATTAACTGAGTAATACTCAACCTCATCGCCAAACTGATTTGTAGTAACTGTAACGCGTGTATTAGGGATAAATTCAAAACCTGATGGGCGGCCATCGTCTGCGTAAAGTGATGTAACGCGCCAATAACCAACGCCGTAAAATAGCAAGGCATCTACTGTGTAAGCCAAAGTAACGCTAAGCGGCTGGCGTATATCTGGTTGCTCTAGCCATACCGGGGACTCTAATTTTTTACCTGTAGATTTTTTGTATAGGCCTAGTTCGATGCTTGATATAACGCCTGCAATTAAATTGCGGCAACGGCTAACGCTAGGTACTTGCAACGCAGTATTGCGATCAAGCGCAACGCCATAACCATAGTTAGATAGGCCGCTGTTATAGCTATACATGCCAGCACCATAAGTGCTATCCATAATGGCAGGGGCATATTGGGCAGTAACTTCTGCCTTAGCTTTTAACCCTAAAGTTTCCAGTAATCCCATAAGTGGGATTTTCTCAAATTGTCAAGCACATTACCGATTCTGCTCGGCGTGTCGCTAGGCGTATATCTTGGCTTCCTGTACGGGCTGGGCAAGTATATGGATCACCATAGCCAAGCCGATAGCAATATCTACAGGGCCAGCAGACTTGCGGCGCACGATACGCCAGGCTGAGTCATTGATCTTAGCTGCGCTGTTATTCATGTGCTGTACTAGCAATTCTTGGCCGCTATGGGCTAAGCGGCCGTTACTAAGGGCATCGTGTAGATCGCTACAAGCTGTATAGAACTCAGCACCCGATACATCGCGAACTGCAACGCCAGATAGTTCTAGCCGCTTGGCGATCGATGCGGTTGTGTACTTGTCAAAGCAAACTGTGCGCGGATAGTACATATCGCACCAGCCTTTAATACTAGCTGCGATCTTTAGCTCATCTACGGCTACCTGGTTGTTATAGGTTTCTAATACGGCGACACCTACGCGGCCATCGGGTAGCAGCTGCCCCATAACAAGGCTTGCATCTCTACGGCTTGGGGATACGTCAAAGGCGAATACTGTAAGTGGCCCCGGGGACATTTTAAGGGCGGCATCGCTGGTTGCCTCGATTGATCCGTATGGCCAAGGCGATTGCAGGCTGTCGATCCATTGGCAAAGGGTTTCAGTTCTAAACTGCTCGACCGATTGCGTATTAAGAGCTTCCTCAATGGACTCGATCGTGATGGTGTGGCCAAGTGCAGGATTGGCGGCTATCCAGCCTTGGCGGTCGGTGATCTTGGCAAACTGCGGCGCGCTGTACTCGTAATAGCCAAAGCTCTTAGATGAATTAGCCAAGGCGCGTTCACGCAGCGAATTTAGAACTATCGAAAACGCATCGCCACTATTGCTGCACATTAGGGTCTGGGCATTAGCCCGTGCGCGTGTAGTCGGTAGGGCAGCGGCGTAGCCTTCCTCAGTTATTTCGCGTACTTCATCTATAAATAGCAGATCAGCGGTACGGCCACGCGATCCATCACGGGTAGCAGCTACAACATCTAGCCGTGCGCCATTTAGCAGCTCGATTGACTCCGTGCCGTTTGCATACCGAATCGCCTTGATCTGCTTTTTAAGTTCTGGGCTGCCTTCGATCGCATAGGCCACTTCTCTAAAAGTAGCTAGTGCCATGCTGCGATTAGAGGACATAATAAGGATTTTTTTCTCATCGAATAAGAACATGCCAGCCAGGATGCGCATACGGGCTAGGTGGGTTTTGCCGTTCTGCCGGGCGCATAAAAGTAGGTTTGTCTTGCGGATAAAACCGCCATCTTTATCCACACGCAACATATCCTCTAGCACGAATCGTTGCCAGGGTAATAATGGGTAGCCGATTTTCTCAGCTAATTCTGCAACCTCATCTATGCGAGATTTACCCTTTAAGTATGGGCTGTGAAGGCGTGGCTCAACTAGCCCCCGTTTGATCGGTTTAACTTTGGTAGTCATCCTGTCGGGCCTTGGCTCGGTTGCCCTAAACATGGGCCTGTTTGAACCTGTACCAGCGTGATCGGGGAGGTACGATTTGA